TGCTGTAGGCGTTGCTAAAAGTATGAAGAAGAAGCCCAGTGGATACATCAGTTGCAGTTGATATATTTAATGAATCAATAGTTGTAGAGTCAACTTGGTCATACGTATGACGTGCAGTCGCCGCACTTTGCTTAGTCAGCGTGACTGGACTGCTGCCATCACTGCCTGTGATTGTGTCTGCTCTTAACTCGCTCATGCTATCACCAATGTACCACCAGTAGAGACTGTGATAACCACCCCTGTTGCTAACGTCAACGGACCTGCACAAAGAGCATTGTCCGTACCAGCAATCGTTACACTTGTATCAAGTTGCTTTTCGTGTACACGAAAGATGTCGCCCCTGCCGCTCGCTTCATCGCCCGTGATGCCGTTGTCACCCTGAAAGTATCCAGCCTGCTGAAAACGAATAGCACGTTCTGAAAATCCACGGTACACGACATATACGTTATTGGTGCCAGAAGATGGCGCGGCGTCAAAGGTCAGTGAGGTGCCGCTGGCTGTGTATGACTTGCCAACCCCCGGCTCCTGTTGGACGTTGTTTACGAAAACTTCTAGCTCTTCAGATACGTTCACGGCGCGGTTCAGTGTGAACGAAGTATTTGACCCATCGCCACTAAAATACTGGCTGGTTGGAGATGCTAGGGATTTTGCGGGTGCGCCGCCTACATAGCTCATGTTCTTACCCCGCTATCTCTGTTGCTGAGATGAATGAGATGCCACGCTCGTATGCGATACTATTTTGATCACCGATTGTTTTATTGATCGCTATCGTGTCAGCGTTATTCATTTGGACGCCGCACTTATATGTGATTACGGATGTTGTCGCTGGTGTATCGAAATAGTCATAGCGAGCAATCTCTGGTGTAGAGTTATCATCTTGTAATTGGTACGTTCTTGTTGCCATACTAACACCAACATTCCGAACTCCTGCCGCCGCATGTCCAAGTTTAGTGGTGTCTCTGTAGAAAAAGAACGTGTGGTTATAAGTGTTGGGACCATCAATACCAAACTCTAGGAAGATATGTGCTTGAAGATGGATGACACTTGAGGCGCTTGCTGGTGTGATATTGACAGTTAAATCTGTTAATGCAGTGTTTATACCTGCCGCTACGGAGACTGCATTTGTCCCAGTAAACTGCGTTCTCTGCACCTGAATGATGCCACCAGACGATATGCCCGATGGTGCTACACCACCATTTATGACTTTAGAGATAGGCATCAGGTGATCTCCAGAATTGACATTGTTACGTCCGCGCCGCTTGCCTGACTTGCCGTAACCTTCAGCACATCTGATGCGTTCATAACAATTTTTTGATCACCCCCAACTGCAACGAGCGAAGATCCAACAGGGACAATTGCGTCCTTTACGATATACACATTGTCGCCATCATTGTTTTCTAACTGAACATCCACAGTGATTGTAGATGTCAGGATGTTAGCCACGTTCAGGCCGATGATGGTTGTTTCTGTGGAAGCTGGGCAGGTGTAGATTGTGGCAGCACTCGTACCCACCGCTGTGTCTGTGACTGTCTTAAACGAGTTTGCCATGTCTTTATCCTAACGCAATTGCAAAAGCCAGCGCTTGCGGATCTTGTTCTGTAAAGTTTACAGCAGTGCCGCTGGCATCATTATATATCATCTTCTCTGCTGGCATAGTACAGAACACTGTTCTCGTTCCAGCGCTCCAGTTGATCTTACCATCGCCGAATGTAAGCGCGGTATCATCCGCGAGTGTAACAGCCGTATTCAGTACGATGGCGCTTTGAGTAGTTACAGTAGCTACTGTGACCACTCCACTGATGCCCGTGCCTCTAACACGCATGCCAACAGCAATAGTCCCGCTGTTGCCGTCTAGCGTCACATTCGCAGAAGCCGTCACAGCACCGTTAACGTCTGCCGTAGCTGTTGTGCCGGTGCTTTCCAAAATAGTGTCTCTGGAGAGCGTTGTGCCTGACGCCGTGTATGTCCCAATACCAACCTCAAAGTCCGTGCCGTCTGTGCATGAATAGTAGGTGGTGTTGCCATTACCTATTTCAGCAAACGAATCAAATCCAGCAAAGGCACCAGCAAGAGTTAACGTGCCAGTGCCTGTCGTGGTTGTCGTTTCTTTTACACGGTCCTTGATTACTAGGGCCATTACTTCAACTCAATGCTTAGATTACCCGCGTTGATACGGAAGATATCGCCAGCCGCCACAGACTTACTTGCGTCAAGTGCGCCAACGAACAAAAGGTTAGAGCCATCGAAGGTCAGTACAGCATCGTCCGTAAGCGACACTGCGGTATCCAACGCAATGCTAGTCTGGCTTGTGACTGTTGCTACACGAACCACGCCGCTCGTTGCACCAGTGATGCCTGCACCTGTAACGATGTCGCCAACAGCGACTGTACCTACGTTGCCGTCCAGAGTAACAGCCGTTGAGGATGACGTTGCACCGTTCACATTTGCTGTGGCAATGTCTGCGTCTGCGACAAAGGCATGCGTTACTGTATAGCTGGCGGCAGTTCCCGCTGCGGCAGGAAACTCGATGTTGTTATCGTTAATCACGCGCTGTGCGTCAGAGATAACAGTGTCGCCTGCTGTATGGGCATAGTCAGTTGTGCTTGAGTTACCGCGACCACCACCTGTCAGGGTGTTTGTGCCATCAAAGTTAAGCGCCACATCATTAGCCACAGTAATTGCAGTGTCCAGCACAAGGGTGTTTTGGTTTGTAACTGTCGCCACACGAACTGTGCCACTAATGCCTGTGCCTGTCACAACCATGCCAACTGCGATTGTTCCAGAGTTACCATCAACAACCAATGCAGTGGATGATGATAGTGCGCCGTTTACATCAGCAGTGGCGGTGCTGCCCTTGCCTGTGTATGAGATCAACTCATCATCAATCTGAATTGTGCCAGATGTAGGAAATGCTTCCGCATCTACCAGATGAATTTCTGTAGCTGCCTGCGCTAAGTTCACCCCAAGAGTGGTGGTTGACTGCTTCCAGTTAGCGGCTGTTACTTGTTTACGAGTGTAGTTGGCATCGTCTGTGTCAACCTGAACTTCGGTCAAGTTGCCTTTTTCAGCGGCGCTAACTGCTGTTGCCAGCCCAACGTAAATGCTGTTGCCGGGCGAAGCAAAAGAAAGAGAGTCGTTCTTGAATATGTAATCCAGAACCCTTCTTTCTAGGTAGGTGGTTGCTGCGTTTGATGTTGCCATCGTTCTTTACTCCTAGTTAAGTGCGTGGCCTATCAGGTAGACCTCTCCTGTAGGCATCGCTATTCTCTCTAGCTTCAGCCAAATCCTTCAACCGTTGTATTTCCTGCGCGAACCGCTGCTCATAAAGCTGCATCATATCCGCTTCGCCTTTCATGTAAGTATACGCTTCTACCAGAGAACCGTAAAGTAACACGTTTGGCGCGTTATCACTAAGCCAGCTTTTCTCGGTATCAAGGCCAGCAGTGATGCTTGCAGGACGGTAATAATAATGTAATTCAACATCATAGGCTAAGTTTGGTGTGGGAGCTAAAATAAAGTTGTCCACATCAAATACACCATAATACTTTGGCGTCTCGTTACTTCCCACAGTGTTATAATACTCTTGCAGATAATTCACGTCCTTAAATAACAAGAACTCTTTATAATTTGTAGTTGTTATTTGCAGTGAAAAAGGAGCTAAGTAATCAAGCGGCACGTTTAGATATGGGTCTCCCACCGTAAGCGTTGACACAGCATTTTTGCGAAATAGCTCTAAATCAACAAGCGTAAATATTCTATCTTCACAGCTACGGATAAACACAGGCAAGTTGTTCACGAAAGATGTTTCCGTGTTTTCTGTAAAATCTTGAATAGCTGTTTTTAGTTCGCCGTATGTAAAACTCATTTAAGCCACCAATGTAACAGGCCCGGATGTCGCCAAACCTCCGCCACCTCGTTTATTGCCTTCTGATGCTGCGCCAGAATTAGCGGTAAAAGTGTATCTGTTTTCATCCAAAACTGTTATGGAGTAACCCGCAGCGGCCTGGATTACAGACGAAAGAAATCCGTCAAAAGGTGTGACATTTCTGAATCTTACTATATCACTTGTAGAGCGCCCATGAGACGGTTCGTTTACAGTTATTACAGAACTGCCTAACGCGCCAGTAAGAAACGCATTTAATGGCAGCAAATGCTCAACCTCTGGAGCGTCCCGAGTGTCTGGCCTTGGATCGCGCAAAGATTCTGCATCAGGAGAGTGTCTAATAGGCTCTAATTGCGGGTGTTTTGCCTCCCATTCGTCATAACCCACTAACAACCCATTCCACTCTTTTCGCATATCACGAAGCCTGTAACGAAATCCAGAGCGGTCAGATATGCCATAAGCATCTTTACCAGCGGCAAACCTAGCCATCACACAACCCTGTAAAATTGCAAATTAGGTGTAACATTGAATGATGCTCTGTCTCTGTCTTCAGCTTGAGCGCGATCAAACTCTTCATCGTATATAGCTTTTAACATTTGTATTCTATCAGGAGCTTTTTTTATCGCAATGTAATAAGCCAGCCCAGCCGCTAAACAGGGGTAAAACCTGAACGGCAAATCAACAGTGTTCACATAATCGTCAGCATCATCCATCCGCGTCAAAACATCGTAGACAATCACATCTGTGCTGTTCTCTGGCACAGGCCAAAGCTTCATTGTTGGATTGATCTGGCGATCAATAAAATATTGAGTTGAGCGAGATTGCGTTGTTTTTGACGGAATAGATATGTGCTGATCACGGCTTATTCTATCTAATGTGTAATCAGTGTTGCTTCTACGGATAACAGCAGAAAGAACATCAATCACATCAGTTCCCAAATTGTAACTAGATGTGCCTTGAGTGACTGTTAAGGTGCGCTGTTCAATAGTCCACTGATTTAACCCACGGTTTGCCCAATCAGCAAACATTAAATTCAATGAGCGCCTAGCTGTCTTTAAGTCATAACCAGTTCTAACCTCTAAGCCGCAACGCTCAAATGCTTCTTCAATGTAATCAGATACATCAAGTTCAAAGTTAAAAGAGCCTGAAACAGCCATTTATTTTTTCCTTCTTAGCGACTTAACGCGCCTTGGCTTGCCCGCTGGCTGACCAATACGCTTCTTTTGCGATATTCTACTACGCTTTTCTGCCGCTGTCATCTCTCCGGCAGTTTTAGGGGTCTTAGAAGACACACGCTTGCTGGGGCGACAATATGGAGTACCCCGTTTTTCACCCTTGCGACGCCCACACGCTTTCCCCGTGCGGACATCTTTCCAGTCCTCTTTGAACCAACGCTTGAGAGCTGCGCCCTTTTTAGTTTTTCGTACTGCCATGCGCTTTCCAACTTACATAACCACAGTGAACAATAAAACAAAGCTTCCAAATGCCATCAGAACAACTGCGCCAACTAGCAGAATTTGCTTCATCATTTCTTCAAATTCTTTGGCCTCTTTTATTTTTTGCCGCCTTGCTTCGGCTTCTGCCTCTTTCGCCGCTTGTATTCTTTTGGCTCTTTCTGCAAGAATGCCAGCCCAAGTTCCATGACCAAATCTCATGTCAACCATTGTGGCTACTTCTTGCAGTTTTTCTGCCGCAATTTTGGCGTCAATAACTTCTTTAGCAACAGTGTCTACACCAAACTGATTACCTAAGCCGCCCCCAGCCTTTTTGTTTCTTGCTTGTTGAACTTCCTTTTCGCCGCGAAAAAGGTCATCAATTTGTCCTGCTATAGATCCTATATCTTTTGCTGTATTTATATTATTTTTTATAAATTCAACAGATTTTTGAACAAGAGCTATCCCCGTAAGAACTTCAGCTACTACCATTACCGCTTTTTAGTAGCCCTGCCCTTGCTGCCTCCTTTCTTGCTTTTTGATTTTGTTCCCCAGTTTTTGGCTCCCACTTTACGACATTTAGCAATAGCACCTGATGCGTAGGCGCTTGGAAAAACCCTGTAACGAGCTTTAACTTTTTTATAACATGCGTCTTTTGGCACTTTACTACTCCTTGATTTTGAAACTTGACGGCTTATCTGACCACGCGAGATCGCCATGTTTTTTCTCCAAGAAATCATCCCACAAAACACTTAGCATCTTGTGGTTCTCACTGACCTTTTGATTTATTATAGCTGTGTCTGTTTTTAGATCGACAATTGACATTGAAATCCACGCTACAAAACCCAGTATAGCTGTGACAAATATATTTAGCATTTCCACCTCCGTCTGGCCTGCCTTAGACGGCTATTTGGATCTTTTGCTGCCTTTGGAAACTTTTTCATTTGACCTGCTGAGCGAGCGCAAAATGACTTACGGCGCTTTGCATCTTTGCTGCCCTTTTTTACTTTTCCTGTAACAGCAGTTTTAAGCTTGCTTCCGGGGTTCTTGCGGCGATATGCGGCAACTCCCTTGGCTGTCATTCCAGCGCCTGACTTGGTTTTGCGATAATTACCACCTTTACCAGTGGTTTTTCGTATCGGCTTTTCTTTTTTACGAGCCATGATTAACCTTGCTGATAAAAAATAGTTAATGAAGTGTTTGCTGGCAGAGCCGCATGAACTCCTGTTTCATATAAGATTCCGTCACCGGGAAAAACTACATCAAACGTACCAGCAACACTTTCATCAACTTCTATTAAAACATTGCCACTTGCGGCATTGTTATCATATATAATTATATTTCCAGACGCACCAGTTTTATGAGTAACGACTAAACCCATCAACCGGCCTCGACCTGACAAGAGGCTTGCAGAAGCGTGGATATGCTTTGATTTTACCTCGTTACCAGCCATTTTATGACAGAAATATAGTTAATATATTGCTTGAGCCAGTGAACGCAGAAATATACGCGCCATCTGTAGCAAGAATTCCATCATCAGGAATGTTCAAATGATGCAATCCAGCGCCAAAACTTTGCTGAAGCAATGTTTCACCAGAGGCGCTACCATTTTTTATGGTAAACGCACCTGCTGCTGCGGCATATATAATAACCTGACGTATGCGAGAACGAGCGGGGCCTACAACCGCCGCACTGGCTCCTTGAGCATGATTAAAGGCTTTTACTGGACCTGCCATGTTAGCCTCCTATTAAGATAGTGCAGCGCCTACAGCGGTAACCCAAGCAGAGCCTGTGCTGATAACTAAGCAATACTCGTTATCGCCAGCGCCGTTGTCATTAACAATGTAAACTGTACCCTCGTTAGCGGCAGCAGCGGTTGGTAAATCAGCAGTTGCTACAACGGGGTAGATAAAAGCCGCGTCAGACTTGACGGGACCTGAGAAAGTTGAACGAGCCATTTAGATCTCCTGTCGTGGCTAGTGTCAGCCGCACCATGCGACTGTCAGGGATAAAAACACTATACAACAAAAAAGGGCGGCATGAAAGCCGCCCTTTAGTACAATTATTCGCTTTATGCGCCCGGTGAACCGAACACAGCGCGTGGGTCGCTATAGCCGAAGCTGTAACGCTCACGAGCCTTAAAGCGCATGTTGCCTGAATCAAAGTCAGCTTCCATGTTGGTCGCCAAAGGCGCACGCTCAAAGTGCTTGAAGCCATTTGGAGCGTCTGTCTTGATGAAGAACGCATCTGGGTCTGTCAGGAAGTGGTTAACAGTGTAACCCTCTGGCAGCATGCCCATGTTGCGAATTGCGTTCACATCGTTGTCGGCTGTGCCAACGCGGAGTGTGGACTCAAGCAGACGATCAGCAACAAACTGAAGCTGTGGTGGAATGATCAACTTCATGCCACGCAGGGCAATGATCAAGTTCCGCTCATCAACGAATGTTGAGATGTCAATCAAGGCATTCTCAAGCGATGTTTCGTTAAGGTCAGCAGCAGTTGATGGCTCATTGCGGAAAGTACCGCCACCAGCAAGTGGGTGATCAGCTGCACAAAGCTCTTTACCATCGCCACCAGCAAACGAGCTGTTAAAGGCGTTGTTCAGAGTTGCAGCAGCTTTTACCTGCTTGGTGTGTGCCATTGAACGTGCGAGTGCGCGGGTGTACCGTGCGCCCAGACGATCATACAGGTTGTCTTCCATTGCTTCCTCAGTCAACGCAAACGCAAGAGTGATTGTCTCATGCGAATAACGTGCTGTGTAAGCTTCTGAAGCGTTGTCAAAGTTAACAGCAGCGCCCTCTGCTTTAGTTTGGGCGTTACCAAAACCGACCAACATTACCTCTTCTTCAAATGCACGATCTGAAGATTCTGTTTCGTAGATCTCTGCATGCTCCGCATCGTAACGGTCATACTCCATACCAAACAGGGCGTTGAGGCCGGGTTCTAGCTCTTTCGCTAGTTGTGCGCGAGAAATAGCCATTATTCAGCCTCCTTATGCCAAGCCAGCAGTACCACCTGAGTACAGGTGATTGTTGATGATGACAATGACATTGGTGTTGGCAGAAGCTACATCGCTGTTCTCAGGGTCAGTGGAAATGTCCATGGCCTTGAGAGGTAAGCCAGCGGTAGTCGCGCCAGTTGTGACATCAAGCTCAGTTCCAGAAATTCCTGAATCACTGTTACCTGAATTTGTGTCTACAATGTCAAAGTTTCCGAATAGGTCGGCGACGGGGAATGTGTCATCGGCCTGTATCTCAAACTTGGCATGCGGGGCGTCAATAACAAACGCTTCAATGTCTGAAGCGGCAATCGAACCCGGGTAGTGGTTTGAGAAAGTTTCCTTACCAGTGGTAGGGTCAGTATAACGGCACCCGTTGAACACACCCAAAACTGGATCTGTTTCGCCAGCAGCTTTACGACCAATTGTACCAGCGGTGAGAACTTCTACAAGATCACCTTGGAAAATTGCAGTCGAATAGCTAGAAGCAATACGATACTTGTTTTGCATATGAGCAAGAGCGGAGCCGCCGCCTGCGCTATGAAGGCGCAAGCCAAAAGATGCGTCTTTATTCGCCATCTCTTATTCTCCTAATTGTCAGCTACCCCTTTGGGTCCACCAAAGGACACAGAGGAGCTACGTTGCGGTTTAAGCTTTGGCATAGAGGCGTTTGATTCTCTCATCCAGTCTCTATCCACAGCTTCCATTTGATTGTTTGTAACATTCTGATAATGAGAGTTACGTTGATCCGCGATTTCTTCTGGCATTCTGGCTAGAACCAGACCACCAACACCAATCACGCCAGCGTTCTTTCCCTCATCAATGACGGGGGCATCAAAGTCAGGGTAGTCTTCTGCCCTAACAAGTTCCCAACCTTCACGGCGGCGCTTATGCACGTTGTTGCGGTCATCATATTCCATGACTGACTCACGAATCCAACGATGCTTATAACCAACAGGTGCTTCTGGAGCCTCAAGGGTTGAAGCTGGACGCCAATCTGCTACTCTCGCTTGATTTTCACGGGTTTGCGAATCCCGGCTTGCACGATCAGACATTACGCTTCCTTCCTTTCCAGTTTAGCGACCTCTTGAGCATACCGTTCCAGAGGAATTTTCATTTTCTTGGCAAAAGCCACTTGACCCGGCGTTAATTCCACCGTCTTTTTCCGCCCACTTTTGGTAGCTGACCGTCCGCTGGACGCAGGAGTAACGGCTTGGGCGTTTTGCCGCTTCCCCTGAAACTTGTGCGGAAACTCTTGACGCATACGCTTGTCAATTTCCGCATAATATTCATCTGTTGTTGGGTCAAAACCTTCACCAGCAACAAGTTGCTCGTGGATGGCTTGTGCGCCACGGGTCATAACAATATCGCCGTTGTTGCCAAACCAAGGGTTTTTTCCCATCCAATTTACAAGCTTTTGATCGTACTCAGGCTGCCGTTGCGGTTGCTGAACCTGCTGTGGCTGCGGTTGCTCTGCTTCAACCGACTCAGAGCGAGCCTTCTGAATGCGTAACCGCTCCTCTTCGATGGCAAGCTTTGCAATAACCTTTTGAGCCTCTGCAACTTTACCCATGTCGCCAGCATCGTATGCTTCCTGCAACATGCGTTGAGCCGCTTGACCTTGGCTTTCAATTCTTGACCCATACTCACTGATGTAGCCTTTATCCAGATCGGAGAGCTTTTTCTTCATCTCCTCGTTCTGTTGCTGCACCTGTTGAGCATAGGCGTAAGCAGCCTCGGCTTCCTCGATGGCCTGCTTACGCTTTGCTGTTAACTGATTAATGCGCTTTTGAACATTGTCACTATAGTTTTCTAGCTCATCTTCGTCAGCGCTGTTTTCAGAATCACGAACAATTGTTCGGTTTTCTTCTTTTTCGGAAGATGCGGAAAGGTCTTCAGGCGATGCAACATTGTTGTCATCGTCAAAATCAAAAGACACAGTTTCCTGCTGATCTTCTGCCATTGCTTCTTGATTTTCGTTCATGCTCATGTCTCCCACACTATACATATGAAATATCTGCTGGGTCAAGTATTGTTGCTATAATATTGTCGTCATTGATAAGTCTTACCTCTAAACCATCAACTTTGAACCTATTACCTGCGTATCTTCCCATTAACACCCATGATTTCTCATGGCACCACGCTCCTGAAGGAAACTTGTTAGCATCCATATATGCGTCAGGGCCGACTTTAACTACATAAGCGGCAACAGTTGCAAAGCTCTCACGCTCACGAACTGAATCAGGAATAATGATTCCTCCAGCCGACTTCTGTTTCATGTAATAAGGAATAACAAGCAAGCGATAACCAACAGGTTGCGGCAATCGCTCAATAGCAGAAAGATCCATCTGTGATGGGTCTTCGGTGTTTTTTTGATTTGAGTCTTCGGGTTGATTAAAACCTTTTTTGATAGCCGCTGGTACTTCGCTGACTTCAGGTTTCTTAGCCATCCTCTCAGGGACGAATAGTTTTTTAGCCATTCTCTAGCTCTACGCCTTTCATCGCGGATTTGATCAAATCTTCAGAGTAGGTCATTCCGCGTATCTGCCCCACTATGAACCGATAGTCGTCCATGCCGCCTATCGAACCATCCGCCAAACGCTGCGTTAAATCAGCCTTATGTTGGCGTATGTCCTTCAAAAGATACTCAGCTAATTGTAGTCCATCCATTACTTTGTCAAGCCCTTAACTTTTTCTACAGTCCTAAGACCGCCTAAACCAAGCATTCCCAACAAGACAGTCATTAAGCTGTCCATGTCAAATGCAGGCAACCGTGGCGCTTCCATGCCAGCGTATGCAAAACCAAATATAATCATAGGCGCTAATACAAAGTGCCATATCATGGCAAACGCCAAACCCCAGCCAAGAAAAGGACGCCAGCCTGCCACAAATATGCTTCTGTGCTGAGCCTCGGCCTTATTGATTTCGATTTGCCCCATGTTGGCTTCGTGCATCTGTTTTTCCGCCATAGTGGCGATTTCATGGGCCAACTTGTTCTTTTGGTCTTTGTCTTCAATAAACTTGTCTAGTATCCCAGTGACTGGGCCAATCAGAGCCTGTATCATTGTTTATTTTCCAACAGCAGTTTAAGCCTAGCTATTTCTAATTCTAACTCATGCACCCTTCTCACTGTATCCTGCACAGTTTTTGGCGGCTGAAAGTTATCAATCCAATCATCGTTCTCTTCAACCTCCTGCATAGTCAGTTCAAGATTATGTTCCAAAAAACTAATACGCTCAGTTAGCCCAAAGTACGCCCAAGTAGCAATGCTTGCGGCAGCTATCATCGATATGAGATTACGCAAAGGTATTGTAATCTCGGTGCCGTCATTCATTCTGGCAGCTACTTCTCTTTCAACCTTTGTCATCACATACACAAATCTTCGTACTTGGTTGTATGCTGACGATGCTGTGACACATCAACAGAACAATTCACCCACAAACTTTTTAGCCATTTTATCATAACTGTGTCCCTTTTAACGGTACGCAACGAAATTTTCGGGGCATAATGCGGCCCTCATGTATTGTTGCTATGTCATTGCCCATCTTATAAGCCCGTTTCGTACATCTTTCCATACTTTCATATGGGCCTCTTGTGTCGTGATACTCCCAACAATCTGTTGGAAAAGCAACACTACAAGCTAAAACAATAACCTTAAACATTATTTTTGTCGTGCTTGTACACAAACACACTCATTAGGGTCATCATTGTCAAATCCATGCAACGTACTGGCAACATGACACTTAGAAATAGTTTCATGTTGCGACCTTGTTTCAATCAAAATATCAGTTGGTGAATTTACAAAGAAACACACCATTACCCACACTGTTTTCATTTTTCCTTCGCAAGGGCTGGCTTATGCTCATGCCCCATCCATATACCAAAAACACCTGTCATAACGCCCATCACGACAGAAACGAAAGCACTCTGACTCGCTGTAGGATCTGGCAATTCCATAAACCACTCAGCGCACCGCCACGACATGGCTGTACTCATCAGCATCATAAATCTTGGTAATATTTTCCACTCAAGGAACTTATCAACCGTCACTTACCAAGATCCCTTTCAATGATTTTGTCCAACCAATCCTCAACGTATTTTAAAAGGCTTGTTACGCATGACAGCGCCCATGCCACGGGCAACAAGGCCACCCTTAGACATTTTGAACCCATATTGACCAGTTTTGTGATCATAAGTGTATCCTTTCTTTCCTGCTTTAATAGCTTCTTTCAAAGCCTCTAGCTGCTCATCTTCAAGGCCAGCAAGAACGTCTTTTAGAGGCGGTGTATCTTTTTTCCCACTCATCAAAACACTCCTTGGAACCTTTGCGGCCTAGCAATAGGCGAAAACGACTTAATTACGCCGCCTTCAGCCTTTTTTCGCGGCTTTCTTTTTTTTGAAGACGCTTTTTTTTTCAACGGGCTTTTTTTCTTGGACTTCTTGGCTGACGACAGGGCTATCGCTAAAGCTTGTCTCTGCGGGTACCCTTCTGATCTCAGCTTCGATATGTTTTGGCTTATCGTTGACTGGCTGGTTCCTTTTTTCAATGGCATTTCTACGCTCCACCTTTTTGGCCTTTTCGACTTCAGCCACTTTTCTGTTTATTGAACTGGCGCTCATTGCATTTTACTCCGTAAGTTTGCCGCAGCGATATCACGCTGGGTCTGAATGCGCTCTTCAGCTACACGAACCTTCTCTTGGTTTGCTTCCTCGCTGAGATCAATGCGCTGTTGATTGACAAGAACATCGTTGCGCTCTTTTTCGCGCTCCAATTGTTGCTTTTCTTCAAACTGCCGCGCACGTTCCTGTATTTCTGCGCCGCGTAAGGAAAGCTCCTGCTGCCTGATTGCTACCAACGGATCAGTTGTATCAGCAGGAGCAACTGCTTGTGCATATTGTTCAGTAAGCTCACCAGCCAGCTCTGCGGCTCGGTTTTCAATCTCCATCTGAACTTGTTGCATCATCTGTGGATTTTGTTGCGCCATCATCTGCGCCTCTGGAGCCATTTGCTCCATAACCTCTTGCTGTGCCTGCATTTCAGCCATCATTCCAATATGTTCTGAAATATGACCTTGCAGTGTCATAACAATATTAGCGTTTGCCTGTGCGACTGGCGTAGAAAGCATCGCCAAATGAGCCTCAATATGCGCCTGATGGTTCTGTTGCGGAAACGCTTGCAGTCTTTGGTTACGCAAAGCCTCTTGATTTTCCTTCGCAGGGTTCATCGGCTGTGGCTCTGGCGGAGCAGGCAGGATCGTGTCAATGTTAGTAACGCCAAGCGCCTCATACATCTTGCGATATGCTGAATACAAACCTTTCGGGCCGCCATGAATCTCTGGATTGGACTGAACAAGCTGCAACTGTGTCTGTGCCAAAGCAATTCGCTGTGACATAGAAAAGATGTTGGGATCAGATACAGGTAGAACGTCAATTCTTTCGTCAAAATCCATCTGCTTTATCTCAGGCGGTGCGCCCGGTACAGCATATGGGTATGCAGGAGCCATGAATCTGGCGAACACGTTAGCAAGAAGCTTAAATTCCTGCTTTTGTGAGTAATGTAAGCGCTTATGAATAGCGCTCATCACTTTTGTGCCGCGCTCCATAATCGCCATTGTAGTGCCTACAGGCGTCTCTCCGCCCATCTCACCTACCTTCATGTCCGCCATAGACGCAAAGCGGCGTCCCGCGTCCACAAGCGACCCTAAAAGGCTATACAGAGTCGCTGAAGGCTCTTTAAACGGCAGTGTCATAATTGACTGACGAATATCCATGCCAGCTGCATCAATATCGCGGAACTCACCGGGCTGTAGTGGCTCATCTTCGTCACGAATACGAGCGCCACGCGCCTTAAATCCAGCAGGAAGGTTAGACAGCGTACCAGCATCAATTAACTGACGCATAATGCTGGTAGATGCCTGTGACAACCCACCAATCATGTGCGTCAAACCAAAGCCGTAGAAGCCAAGCCCAGGTAAAAACTTGTAATGCACAAAATATGCTTTGCGGCGCATCAGAAGGTCTTGCTCATCATAGTTGCGACGCACAGACAAGATCTCGCCTGTGGACTCCATGATGGTCACAACATATGGTAGTTTCAGGCCACTCGGCTCACCCTCGGTGTCCATATCTTCAAAGCCCGGAATGTCCAGAGAAGTGTGAACTTCGTACAGAGTCACTTCCTCAGAACCAGAGCCAGACAATTGTACGCCTTGCGCCTTGTCAATTGATTCCTGAACTTCACTGTAGTCTTCTGCATCATAACCAGAAGGAAGATCTGTGCTTTTATAAAAGCCAGCAAGCTGAAGCTTTAAAACTTCGTTTTTGTCCATGCGGATTACATGAGTAATACGCGGTGATGTTAAAAGATCAGTCGCGCTGTACGGCACAACTAAGTCTTCTGCATGCACAAACTTACTAACTGCGCGTTGCAACAAAGGATCAAAGTAAATCTTTTTAAAGGTTGAACCAATGATCGGTAAATAAAACAGCATCTGATCCGTTTCTGGATCATACTCTTCCATTTCGTAGGTGATCATGTAATTCATGTAGTCTTTTACGCGCTGTGCCTGCTGTGATGTTTCAGGCGTATCAGCGCCAACTACCTGTGTGCGAACAGGGCCGCCAGCAGGAAGCATTTCACGATAAGCCTGCGCTTGGAACTGTGTAACAGACTCAGCAAGCAGTGGATGCACAACGCCAGACGCGCCTTCAAACGGCTGACTGCGCTCCTCATAGTTCATGCCTAGAAGATCAATGCCGCGCTTGTATGTGTCTTCCCAATCTTGGCGTGACGACATGTCATCTTCAATCTCTCCCACAAGATCAGATGAAATTACAGAAAGATCAGAGTCATCAATAAATTCTGCAAGGTTAGCGTCAAATGGCACATCCTGTGCCATCATCGTCTCTTCTGCCATCAACTCACCAACGATGGCTGAACCGTCTTCCATCTCAGCAATGCCGGGCTGTGCAGGAAAATCAACTACATCAATTTCTGCTTGTTCCTGCGGTGTCATAGCGTCTCCGCCTGCACCTATTCCTTTTTCAACAGCCATCTTTAATCCTTTCCGCCTTCAATAACAGTAAGCGCTGGCTTCTGCGGCGTTGGTTGCGGTATGCCCATGCCACTAATTTCGTTCTGCATCCGCGTAGCGTCTTCAATGTTAACTGTACGCATTGGATTGTTAACATTTCTGGCTTTAGCCAGTTCAGTTTCTAATGCGGCCTTGTTTGCCGCTGCTTTCTCACGGCGGTTTAATTCTCTTTTTACACCAAAATCATAGTCATCATCAAGGCGAGCAAATATTTTGTCCTGTATCGGGCGGTCAATAACAACATTAAAATCATCCTGAGTCATCTTAACAGCATCAGCTATAGATTCCCCACGGTTTTTGCCAGCACCTCTTGCCAATGCAAAGTTGTTACTAAACACATCACCAAATTCATCAGCAGTAATAGCTATGTCATCAACAGACTGAATGGACAGCGTTTCGTCGAGATCCATATATGCGTCTTTCAAGGCATCATCAATCGCTTCAAGCTCCAGATCCTCATCAAGCTTCTGCTTAGCGACTGGAGACTTGACCTTATCTTTCTGTGCTTCAATAACAAGAGCCTTGTTTGATTTGCCACGCGGCCTTGGAGCGATTGTTGGCGCTAACGTAGATGCGGCGATTCCAAGGCCGTAAACATCTCTTTTGAGCCTGTCAGCCATGCCCTCGCCCATGCCAAGACCCTGCGCCAGTTTACCTGCGCCTGACGCAACGCCGCGTAAAACCGTATCACCAACACGGCCTATAAGATCAATTGCATCAACAGGAGCGCTTACAATAGCACGATTAACAGCGCCTAGAGTTTCACTACCCATAGGGTCTGTAAACATGCTGGTATTGTTAGCAAGATCCTTGAACATCTGGCTGCTCATGGTCGGAGCTTTAAAAGCTCCCATAATCCCTTGATCGTCAGCCATCTAATAACCCCTTGGGTGAAGCTGGGCGCGGCGCATCAGTGCCAGTGTGGGAAGCATGCACGGTGCGATACGGTAGAAGGGCAGACCGTAACCAGCGCCCAGCTTCTCTTTCTAACATTACAGGATGTCCCTCTGGTTCCCATCGTCATCAGGATTCATCTCTGAATCCATGCCATCAATGACAGGAACGCCAAGATCCCACAAGTTACATACGTTTTCTTTGTCACAGGCAAAATTCAACTCAGAGCAGTAACCCATGCCCTCGTTGTAACCAATGCCTGCAACCATGCAAGAAATCATCTTGGATCGAATGTCAAAATACTCACAAGTACCACAGCGGGCATTTTTATTTTCCCACGTCTCTGTCGACGGACCGTAAGCGTAGTTTTCCATAGCCGATTGACGATTGGCATCGTTCACCTTCGCATCTTCTGTTGCAACAGGACAGGCAAATTCCATCTCAGGCTCAAAGCCGTTGTCTGGAATCAGATCATCTACATTGATTTCGATCTTGATTGTTTTCATTAACGTATCTTGCAACCTCTCGGTTTTCCTTGATATGCACGACCCATGCCGCGAACCTCGCCACCGCCCTCGTATTTACGAGCCGCAGCAGGGTCCATCTTCATCTGGACATCTTCAGGCAACTTGGAGAAACCCTTGTATTGCTTTGGCACCGAACCGCCTTCTTCCATCATTATTATGCCATCACGAATAAATTTTTTATCTTTCATTTTTTTCTTTTGTTCAGGAGTAGGCATAAGGTTTTTAGGTCTTGACGGCTTTAAAGTTTTGCCTGACTTTTCAAGCTCACGCATGGCATCCATAAGGGATGACGTGATCTCCGTAGTTGTTCTTCCTACAGCCTCACCACCGCTTTCCATGTTCGCGGCGGCTGCTTTACGCATGTACTCTTTGTCATCGCCAGCACCGCGTGTGGCACCAGTTTTTTTGTTTGTCGAAGTCTTTGGCTTCGGTTTTGGCAAAACCGTTGGAGTAGCTGAGCCACCTTTTTCCATCTTTTTAACAGAACCGCCGTATTTCATTTTTTTTGATACGCAATGTGCCATTACTTTGTTCCTTTCACATGACCGCCGCACATATAGCCCATGGCCTTGCGTGGGGACACCATAATGCCGCCTTTGTTTTTCTTAATAGGACGCTTTAACTGTTCGATGTAACGCTCTAATTCTTCAACAGACATAGTGCGAATGTCAGCTTTTTTCGTTTTACCCATTAGCTGACTCCTTTGAATGATCCGCCACGTCCGGGCATTACACAGCCACCGCCGCTCATCTTTTTAACAGCGCCGCCATATTTGTATTTTCCAGCCTTCATGTCACGCATAACACCAAAAGGGTCACTTTCTCTTTGTGAGTCAATCTTACTTTCAAACACATCTCTACGAGCATCACTCAACGAGTCAAGAAACTCATCAAGCTCATCTTGTGCTATTGTTTTAACTTTACCCATTAGTAATACTCTCTCTTGCGCCTGTAGTTATAAAAATCCTCATCTTCCTCGTCTGAACGAGTGCGAATAAAGCTACCTTGTCTAAACCGTAGTATAGCCTGAGTCATGCTATCCGCCAAGTCATCATGTTCCCCATTCGGAAATGCGGCACATTCCTCTATGACCTCTTCAGCCCAGCGCGATTCAGGAGCATATACCATACCAGATTCAAAGACTGGCGCACAGGCATTCATGCGGGAAAATTTATCCGCGCCACGACCCGGCGTAAAGCCGCTCACAGGTATTCCCATTTTTCGTAAATCTTGTGTGAGCGGCGTCCCAGACGCCTTCTGTTCAATCAGAACTAGGTCAGGCTCAAATTCTTCGTACAGTCGCAATGCCGCGTCTTTAAGCTCTGGAAACTCCCATCGACCTTTTTCAGCGTCCAACAATATGATCGCTGCCTCATCACTTTCGTTAGGATGAAACACACCCCACGTTGTAATAGCGCTAAAGTCAGCCCTTTCGCTTTTCGTGAAGGCCGTATCATAGGACTGGATGATGTATGAGCAGGCAGGTGGCTCATCAGAATCCCAAACATTCCACCACTCCCTCTTGATAATAGCGCCTTCTTCGGCTGTCGGATTTTGTAAATACTGTGCGTTCCATTTTGCTACCGGAATAGACGCCTTAACGCCTTCTAGCTCTTCCCTGCTCCAAAACTCTGGCCACAACACGTTGTCGGTATCGGGAAAGATCGCAGGAAACTCCACCACTTCCCACTTGTCCGCCCCGCCCTCGGCCTGCTTCTGCAACACTTTCGCCGTCAGATCGCGGATACTCCACCGCGTCATCACAATTATTATTGAGCCTCCCGGCTGCAAACGCTGTCTTGGACCTGATGTGTACCATTCGTAGATGTTATCCAGCGCGGTTGGTGACAACGCATCCTGTTCAGATACAGGATCGTCAATAATACACAGGTTCGCACCACGACCAGCCAGCGCACCGCCTACACCAACAGCGTAATACTCACCACCCTTGTCAGTTGACCAACGACCAGATGCCTTCGCATCACGCGCCAACTGAATCTCAGGAAACACATCTCGGTATATCTCACTGTCCAAAAGGTTTTTGACCTTGCGACCAAAACCAACAGCAAGCTCCGCCGTGTGCGTTGCCTGAATAATCTTTGTCTCGGGCTTCTGCCCCATAACCCACGCAGGAAACAGATAAGATGCAAACTCGGACTTGGTGTGTCGAGGTGGCATGTTAACGATCAGACGCTTTAACTCACCTCGGGCAACTCTTTCCAGTTTCTCCGCAAAAATCCTATGATGAGATCCAGCAATAAAAGAAGGCCATACATGCTTAACAAACTTTAGGAAGTTGTCTTGATACTCCTCCCTATCGTGTAGCTCCTTGTATTTATCAAGGTGTTTCGCCAGAGCCTCTAACTCAGCATCGGTTAGAAACTCCGTGTTAATGTCAAAAGCGGTGTCCATGCCCACACTACGCCGCTGTCAGCGCCTCCAAAAACCTGCCAGCCGCCTGATCCAATACCTGACCGCCATCTGCAAAGAATTGCGTACCTACAGGAAAGCCAGAAGTTAAATACGCATATGGGTTAATAGCTCCAGTAGGAACTGCCCCGTAGCCTACAGGCATTGGTAAATTGGTAGGCGTGTAAGCTCTATCGCTAGGAACCAGTGGGGAAGGCAAAGATGGCGGAGCCACATACGAGCTTCCCATGCCGCCCATAACATTGGTAACAGGAGACTGTGGAACAGCGGTTGCAGCAATCGTCTGGTTAACAATTTCAGAAGCTCCATCGCCCCCCATATCTGACCCATCGCCAATACCAGCGCCCTTGCCAAAGCCTGTATAAGTGCTTATAGGCATATCAAAAATACTACTCAAGAAACCTAATGTGCCAAGTGGAGTAGTCTCCTCAGTGTATCCAGTGAAACGACCTAAATCGTCTGTTTCAATGCTAAAACCTTTTTGTCCTTTATCTTGCATCCTAGAAATTATATTTCTTTCAACAAAGTTTCTCTCATCTTCTGGAATGCCAAAAACAGATACTTCTGAATCATACTCACTGCTTTGCTTGCCAGCAGTTACAGGGTCGTCAGTTTCGGCATCTGATGTAGTGGTATCTCCAGCATGACTATCATATTGACCTTGTTGTGTAGAGGCTGGACTACGATTAGCGTTGTCAGAAATCATGTCATTGACAGCATCAATGGCGGCTTGCTCTGCGGCAGCACGAGCGTCATCCGCTTCCATACTGCCGTAATCAGATGTATAGCCGCTGTCAAAATCACTGCCCATATCGCCGGGGCCGCTCATGCTACCACCAGAATCAGCAGGTCCCGCACTGTCTTGACCACCATGTTCAGCATCAGGATAAGAAGGAATACCCATAGGACCAGCTTCGCCTGAACCGCCAAGAGCTTTCAAAATACCAGCTTCTTTCGGCGTAATGTAGGCCAGCATGTGGTCCTGACCACGGATATCCACACGGCGTGGCGGGACGGCACCGCCGTCTTCCATACCAACTGGAGGCTGTGCCTGCATGTACTGTGGTGAAAAAATATCTACATTACGCGCAGGCCCCATGGGCTGTTGCATAGGCGGACGCATGGGCTGTGCCATCTGCATAGGCATAATAGGCGCAGGGGCAGGTCTAGCCATGGGCGGCATAGGTGCCGCAGGAAAGGGCGTTTGTGACGCAGGGTACATAGGTGGCACACCAGTCATTCCAGCAGGACGTGTGTTTTGACGCATGAAATTGCGAAATCGCTGTCGCTGGTTCGGATTTGTGCGAATGTCTAGTTGCGGCGGTTGCCCAGGAGCAGCCTGTGGTGGCGCCATTGGCCCCATAAAGTTAGCCATGAATTTACCCTTTTGTAATTACATAGGGCCAATGATAAGTTATTTATCAAATTTTGACAACAACAAGTCCAGTTCCTTAGAGCTTTGTTGTAAAATTTTTTTCACATGTGTGTTTTCTTGCAACTCAGAAGCCTTGTCCGCCGCATCCGCAAGAAGCTCTATTCTGGTAAGATCAAAATTTGTTAGGGTACCTTGAACTTTTTGCACAGGCTCGGGCTTCACTTCATCATCGCAATCTCTCCTCGCAACGTATCGAACCGCATACTCAACGCTTTTTGGTATCGGCTTTTCGTTGCGCTCGTAATAACAGTACATACGATGGCTCAGGCCAAGCATGCTGGCAAAAGCCGCTTGGCTCTTTTGCATGCTTACGCGCTCACGCTCAAGATCGTAACCTTCCCACATGCTGTAGTAGGAATTTGATTTTTTAGGCATGAACCTCCTCCAGCATTCCATGACGTATCATATCTTGTGTAAAATTTTTTAGCGTGTCGTATCTGACGGGCTTACCGCTCCAATCACAAGCAAGAGCCGCAGCGGTTTTCATCCAAGCATCCTCATCACGGTCAGGGTACCTGTGAACATCACGCCATGCCTCAATAAACGCCTCTGGTGTGTTTGCGGTGAAACCAACAGGCTCCCCGCCGATGTGTAGTAAGTAATTAGCCATCTTTGCCTCCTTTTAAAGATATAGATATATGTAGGGCAATGATTGCGATAAATCAAGTAAAAAAATATATGCAATTTTTTTGATGATTGTTTGTGGGGAATAGGGCGCGAAGCGCCCGCTGGTGTCAACTAAAAAAAGGGGGGGTGCCATACCCGCCCGCATCCCGAACAAATTTAGACGACGCTGCCTAGGGTACCTGTGAAAACTAGGCAAAGAAAAACCCGCGACTAGCGCGGGTTGATCGGGTTGGGTTGGTGCGATCAGTTCAACTGATCGCGCCGTGTGTTGAAGTATTCAAATAACTGATCATCTAATCCCGCCCATATAGATGAAACGCCACGCTGATTTTCTGGTAACAAACCGCCATTGTCGCGCCGTTGTATGGTTATTGATTGCGGTATTATGTAACCATTCAAATCGTGTTCGCCATTGCTATCACCATAGCTATGACCATATGCCTGTTGATTGTTGCACACTACAGTTTGTTCGCCATGATCACGGCGCATTTCAGATACACGCGCTCTAATTGTTTGCGCTGTCCATCCGGTTGCATTCATTAGATCGCGTGTAGTCGCGCCGTTGTCGCGTCTCATTAGTGACCACATAACCGCAATGCGCGAACCGTTGCGATATGGTAATGCTGGCGTTTCAACTGTCGTTGGCGTGTTAGCGTTATAGTCAACACGATAGCGGTCAGAATGGCGAAACATGGCATCTATTAATAATGACCAAGCTTTAAGCTTATCAACTGACAGTGTGGCTTGATGCTGGCGAAATTCAATTGTGCCACGCGCCCATGTTTGCATGTTTACCGCCACAAACTTGCCACCCAATAGCGACGCCATATCACTTGCAGATTGTGCGGACATAAACTGATCATGTTGCCTACCATCTGGCGCGATATGGGCGATGCTATTGCAATAGCGGTTGTGGCGACGTGATTGTGGCAAGATTGAATTGACCGCGTTTTGATGTTCCGCATAACGCACCGCAACATCTTTTGCTAAAACCAATGGCATAACGTCACAACAATTGATATCGGCGGGCATGAAAAACTCGCCACGATCACGCATAAGTTGTTTTGATTGCCGCCAATAGTCGGCCGTTGTCATATCTTTGATGGCGCGGTTGCCAATGTGGATATGACCACCAAGGTCACGCCGTGATACGGTGCCGCCATTGCGCTCAATAAATGTGAATAATTCGCCAAGGTCATAATCGGCACCGCCATATAAACCCATTGGCATTGGTGGTGTTATTATCTCGCAATCAACAACTGGTGTACCATCTGGCACAACTTTCACCCAATCAAAACCGGCATCATTTAATATGCGCCGCCATGTTGCATATGAACCACCACCGGCAATTTCAAGCTCATAACCCACTGTCAAAAATGTATCGTCTAAAATGTAAGGCGTTGTCATTGTTTTGTTCCTATTGTTTTGTTGTCGTTGTCATAAAGTATATACCTATGGGCAACCATTGCAATACATAAAACGCACAATTGTGCGGTTTATTTCATTTAATAGACGATTTACCGGCAGCGATTATTGTGCAGCATCGCGTTTTTTTTGGCAGAAATCCGGCAAAATCCCGGGGCCTGCCGAGGGTTTTACGAACAATTGTTCGGGTTGTGGCCCGGCGCTGCTGCAAAAACCCGAACCCGAACCCCGACCCGGTGCAGCCCGGAACCCGAAAACCCCGAACAATTCCCGAATCACCCGAGTGCTGCCCGAACCCCGGGCAAAAAAAATGGGCCGCAGCACCCGGCTGCAGCCCGATTCACCCGAACAATTCAGCCCGAGTCTATGCCCACTCCTCTTCCTCCTCCCAGTCACGGGCATAGTACAGTTCAGTTGCATCAAGCCCGAAGTCCCGATACCCCTGTTGGATAACCCCGAGGTAGAAGTCCGATGGTTTAGCGTACCCGTTTGAGTTCATCAGGTACGTCATCATCCCGCAGATCTTTTCTTTCCTGTACAGCCGAGGCCAGCCTTCGTAATGATCTAGCGCCTTTTCACATTCGGGCGTGATCTCCCAGATACCCGCTGGCACCATTTCGTCACGAGGCGCAGGTTCGATATCGGCTACGCCCCGAAAGACAAGCCGCCAACTCGGTAGGTAGATAGCCCCGAGCGGTTTGGCTCGGGGGCATCTTGAAGCCATTTGGCTTTTGTTCAGGTTTGACCCATATGCAAGGTACAACATTACGCCGCTTCCTCACGCAAGAAGTCTTCAATAAGGTCAAGCGCATCAGCTACCAGCGCCTTATTGAGTTGCTCCAGCTTACGCTTTGGGATCGTCTCTGTGATGATCTGCTGTGCATAACGGTAAGAACAATTTGCATCCGTCGCCGTATACTTGCAGAACTCTTGAATAACAAACATCCGCATCTTGCGTTCGTTGTCGTGATTGGTCTTCAGAAACGCTACGTTGTCTTGGTAGTGTTCGTAGCCTAGATAAGAGCCGTCCAACCAGCAACGGAACAACCGCCGCGTTACATGGTTCACATTGAGCAGGTCGCCCGCTAAGTCTCTTTTGATTCTATCTGCTTTTTCAGCCATGATAGCCCTCCTTCGTTAAGCATGTATTATATATAAGCAATCATTGCACAACAGTCAACCATAAAAATGGGAAAAAATAAAAAAAACTTTGAACCCTCTCGGAACTCCAGGCGCAGCAGAAACACGAACAATTGTACGGGAAGACTCCCAGGCGCTACGGGCAAAAAAAATCCCCGGACTCAGCCGGGGCAGTTGGAACAAATTGTTCTGGTTACTAGCTGCGAGCCAGTGCGACCCCGAGTCCCATGGTCAGGGCAAAGATCGTAATGATTCCCGAATGAATGTAGAAGGCCACTGTGTCGATTGGTTCTACGGCTGTCATCATGCAGACCCCGACAAACCCAACCCCGATTAACGCACTTCCTAACTTGCTCATTCTCCTTCTCCTCAAAGCACTTCCTAATCTACGCATGTTCTCTCTCCTGTTCGATACCCATTTCATTATACTGCCTGCCCTTCAATGTAGTTCCACGCACTTTCATACGCATGATCCCAGTTTAAAACCTCACCAATCTCAACCCAGTAATCAGCTAGGCTTCTTGCCTCGTGATCGAAGCAAGGTCTGTGATCCATTGGCAATTCGCCAGAAAAAAATAGAGGGTTCATTTCGTTCTCCTTCGTTAAGCACACTTATATATAAGCAACTATTGCAGATGGTGTCAACAAGAAAAAGAACTATTTGATACTTTTTTTCACGAGCTGTGCTGCAGCATGCTGCGCTACGGGATACGAACAATTGTACGGGTTGCGCTGCAAAAAAGACCCGGCAACTCAGGCGGCTGCCGGGTCAGTCTAAGGGAGGAGCTTTAATGATGGCCCGAGTCGCAGCCCGATGTCAAGCCCGACACCCCGAAAACCCCGAAGCCCGAAGGCCGAGCAGCTCGGAAAGCCCGACTCCGGGCCATCCCGAACCCGAACAATTCCCGAAAACGCCAGGTGTCGCCGTCCCCTCCCCCCGCGCGGGGAGTTTACGAACAATTAACCAGTTATTGGTTATCTTCATCTATATCTTGTGGCTCATGTTCAATGATCTCTACATCTGGTGTTACGTTCACCATGCGTGACTCGGCTAACCTCTTGAACTCGTCCAACTTCTTAGCGATATCCTCCTTGGATGCGGCTGTAATATCCTCCTTCACAACGTGCTGCTTGTTGATAAGTAGCCCCGATGCCTTCAAACGTAGCTCTTCAGCACGAATAGCCTCACTGAACTTACCCATCTCCCAAGCCTGATCCCGAAGCCTTTTTAAATCCCGAACAGACTTGTCAACACTTACCCCGAACTTAGCTTGTGCCTCTAGTCGCATCTCTTGTAGGCGTTCCGCTACCACTGGGTTACGCAACAGCCTCACGGCTGACACCGAGGCGTTCTTGTATCCAGCCTGTCGTGCAGCTTCTGTCTGCGTCATATCTTTGTGCAGATAGTTGTTCAGGAAGTCCTGTTGTTGCGGCTTGAGTTTCTTTAGCCCTGCCATACGCATTTCTTTTGGCAGATCTTCACCGACCTTTGGCATTTAAAACTCCATTTCTGAGTACCCAATTAGGTGGTACACGTTGCTATGTTCGTCATCTGGGTAGTACAGCGTTCCGCGTTTGGTTTCACAGATACCAGACTCTTGAATTAAATTGTTCGCTTTTTTAGCGTTACGCTGCTCTGCTAATGCTTCATCATATTTATTTACCATTTCCCGTTGCCTCCTTTTTTGATCAACCCAAGACGAAGTTACTGCACACGGAAAACATATCGGCCTGTCGTTTAGCTCCATGATGTGTTCTGCACCAAAATACTCTTTGCAGAAAGCGCATCGTCTCATTCCTTGTTTCATGCTGCCCTCGCTGACGCTTACATAATATGGGTAGGTTAGTTACACCTACCCATATATATATATATATAGAACCTTGTGTAACCTTGTAAGTTTGATTGTTTTCAGTCACTTACAAGCAACTCCTAACTTGGTTTATGAAAAAAACACGACTTGTAAGTAAACCGATTACGTCAATGATTACAGCAACTTATTACTTACAAGTGATTTACTTACAAATTTGTAACCTTGTAACTTGTAAGTAAATATTAACCAAAAACTGGTTAACATCACCGTTTGAACATATACTTTTTTAGCCGCTCTTTATGTATTTGCTGACCTATTGACGCCACATCACTACGAACATTTTTTGTCTTAACCCTGCCTAATCTGTCTAACTCTTGTTTAACTTCAGGCACTCGTAGCGCCTCTGCTATTTGTTCTCTTGTTGGTACTTGCATTCGTCCCTCCTTGCTTCAACACGAACAATTTTACTGGTACCGGGGCGCTGGTGTAAATCAACCACCCAATGGCAACTCATATCGGCTGTGTAGAGCCTCGTGTAATAATCACCGTTGGGCAATATCATCAGCTTTTGATCCGATACCACATAGTTATAACGCTCGCTGCACTGACATCCGAGCGCCATTTCGGTCAGATTTTCGACCTTTTCCTTAATCCTATCCAGAGCGACTTCCTCATCCATGAGCATACGCAACTCTTTCAAAGCCCAATACATTCTATTTGCTTCAGCCATAACGGCCTCCTTTCATGCCTCCCATCTAAACTTTAATTGTTCGTATATCGACTGGTGTTCCCGTTTTCTGCTGGAACTACCCCACGGATTAGACCGCGTTGATACTTCACCCATTATTTTCCAACCTGCTCCGCGTAAAGAAGAACCCGACTCAGATTGCAATGTATACGTCACCATGCGCTTTCCGCCCATTTGTTGCCAGACTCGCCAGCACCTCCCGTACAAAAACGAACAAGTGTTCTTCGGCGCTGCGTCCAACACACAAACCCGTAACACTTCAGCCGTGAACCCATCATCCAGCATACGGGCAACTGGCCTTCCAACCATGGCAACCCCGACAAGATCATCGTCATACACAGCACCGAGCGCAAACCGATACCCGATTTTCACGGGTTTGTTATGCCTGTGGTGTTGATCAACGAAATTGTTCGCATCCTTGATCGTTATGGGAAACAACTTCAAATTCATCCGATAAACCTGTTTGACTTCTTTAGGTTAAACTCACGGGTGACAATTTGTAAATTATGGTGAACGTGCAGCCCAGACCCTTCGCGTCCGTTTCGATCATTAAAATGCAACGGGAATATGTGATCAACGTGCCATGTATTCTTTCCATCACGTTTATTTAATCTGTAAGCATCACTATACACTGCATTGATTTTAAAATGATTAGCCCATTTAGGCGTTGCGCGTTC